GCACCACAAGATCATGGCCAACGCTTTCGAGCGAGTGGCTCGTGGGGAGCTAAAACGGCTGATCATCAACATGCCGCCCCGGCATACCAAGTCAGAGTTCGCTTCTTACTTGCTCCCTGCGTGGTTTCTGGGGAAGTATCCGCACAAGAAGGTGATCCAGACCTCGCACACCGCTGAATTGGCGGTAGGCTTCGGTCGAAAAGTGCGAAATTTGGTGGATTCCGACATTTACCACAGCATCTTTCCCAACCTGTCTCTCCAAGCCGACAGTAAAGCAGCCGGACGGTGGAATACATCCAAGGGTGGTGACTATTTCGCTATCGGTGTGGGCGGTGCAGTGACCGGTAAGGGTGCCGACCTGCTCATTATTGACGACCCGCACTCTGAACAAGAGGCTGCACTTGCAGCCACGTCACCTGAGATATACGATAAGGTGTACGAGTGGTACACCTCTGGCCCACGGCAGCGTCTCCAGCCGGGGGGAGCTATTGTCATCGTGATGACCCGTTGGGCTCAAAGAGACCTCACCGGGCAGGTGATTAAAGCTAGTGCACAGCGCGGTGGTGAGGAGTGGGAGGTCATCGAGTTCCCGGCCATCATGCCCTCGGGCAACCCGCTGTGGCCGGAGTTCTGGTCACTGGAAGAACTCTCCGCACTTCAAGAAGAACTGCCTAACGCCAAGTGGCAGGCACAGTACCAGCAGAACCCGGTAGGTAACGAAGCCGCCATCGTCAAGCGCGACTGGTGGAAGTGGTGGGAGAAAGAGGATCCACCGCAGTGCGAGTACATCCTCCAGACCTGGGACACGGCGTTTGAGAAACACCAGCGTGCGGACTACTCCGCAGGCACGACGTGGGGTGTGTTCAAGAACCCCGAAGACCACGACCAGCCCAACATCATCTTGCTCAACACCTATAAGAAGCGTGTGGAGTGGGTGGACTTGAAGCGTGACGTACTGCGTGAATACAACGAGTGGGAGCCGGACGGTCTGTTGATCGAAAAGAAGGCCACCGGTGCTCCGCTGATCTACGAACTGCGGGCTATGGGTATACCCGTGCAGGAATACACGCCGTCAAAAGGTCAAGACAAGATCGCCCGTTTGAACTCCGTCAGCGACATAATTGCCTCAGGCAAGGTGTGGGTACCACGCACACGCTGGGCCGAAGAGTTGGTTGATGAAATCGCAGCTTTCCCGGCGGGTGATAACGACGACTTGGTTGACGCCACCACACTGGCCCTGATGCGATTCAGACAAGGGGGGTTCCTTCGTTTGCCGTCCGATGAGCGCGAGGAGCCTAAGTTTTTCCGCCGCCGCAGTGGCGGGTTCTATTAAGGGTTAGGTTATGGCCACGAATTCTATGGTCCCCGGTCTGGCGGAACTGCCAGTTGATCTGATGGAGATGGCAGGCGCAGACATGCCAGCAATTGAAATCGAGGTCGAGAACCCCGAGAGTATGAGCATCTCTATGGACGGGGTAGAGATTGATCTTGAGCCCGGCAGCGAGGCTGAAGGGGCCGACGACTTCGACGCTAACCTAGCCGAGTTCATGGACGAGGGTGAGTTGCAGTCACTTGCCTCCGACCTGATGGGCGATGTAGACGGTGACGTTGCCAGTCGCAAAGACTGGGTCGAGATGTTCGTCAAGGGACTGGAAGTCCTGGGCATGAAATATGAGGAGCGCACCGAGCCGTGGAACGGCGCGTGTGGCGTGTACTCCACCATCCTGACCGAAGCGGCTGTGCGCTTCCAGTCTGACACCATCATCGAGACGTTCCCTGCTATGGGGCCCGTCAAGACCGAGATCGTTGGTGCTATCGACCGCCTGAAGGAAGAAGCTGCTGAGCGTGTTCGTGACGACATGAACTACCAGCTTACCGAGGTGATGCCTGAGTACCGCCCGGAGCACGAGCGCATGCTGTACTCGCTGGGCTTGGCCGGTGCTGCGTTCAAGAAGGTCTACTACGACCCGAGCCTTGGCCGTCAGATCGCGGTGTTCATCCCGGCCGAAGACATCATCATGCCGTATGGGTCGTCGAGCATCATCAGTGCCGAGCGCGTTACGCACACCATGCGTAAGACCAAGAACGACATGCGCAAGTTGCAGGTCGAAGGGTTCTACCGCGACATCGACCTGGGCGATCCGATCAACATCCACAACGACGTGGAGAAGAAGAAAGCCGAGGAGCAAGGGTACAACCTTACCGACGACGACCGCTACCAAGTGTGCGAGATCCACGTTGATCGGTATATCGAGAGCGATCCGCTCAAGGACGAGGACGAGATCGCACTGCCGTATGTGATCACTATCGAGAAGGGTACCAACCATGTCCTCGCCATCCGCCGCAACTGGAACGACGACGATCCCAAGCGACTCAAGCGACAGCACTTCGTCCAGTACACATACATCCCTGGCTTCGGGGCTTACGGCCTTGGGCTCATCCACCTCATTGGAGGTTACGCCCGAGCAGGCACTTCGCTTATTCGACAGCTTGTTGATGCCGGAACACTCAGCAACCTGCCTGGGGGTCTGAAGACCCGTGGCCTGCGCATCAAGGGGGATGACACCCCCATCGCTCCTGGCGAGTTCCGTGATGTAGACGTGCCCTCGGGCAGCGTGCGTGACAACATCATGGCGTTGCCGTACAAGGAGCCGAGCCAGACTCTGCTTGCTCTGCTTAATCAGATCACGGAAGAAGGTCGCAGATTGGGCTCAATCTCCGAGATGAAAGTCTCGGATATGTCTGCGCAAGCACCTGTAGGCACGACGCTGGCTCTCTTGGAGCGCCAGTTGAAGCTGATGAGCGCGGTGCAGGCTCGCGTGCACTTCGCCATGAAGCAGGAGTTCAAGCTCCTGAAGGCCATCATCCGGGACTACACCCCGAGCGAGTACGACTACGACCCGGCTGAAGGTTCGCGCAAGGCTAAGCAGGAAGACTACGACATGGTGGAGGTCATCCCCGTGTCGGATCCCAACAGCAGCACGATGGCTCAGCGGATCATGCAGTATCAGGCTGCGATTCAGTTGGCTCAAGGCGCTCCGCAGATCTATGACCTGCCGCAGTTGCACCGTCAGATGCTTGAAGTCTTGGGCATCAAGAACGCCGACAAGCTCGTGCCGGTGGATGACGATATGACTCCGAAGGATCCCGTGTCTGAGAACATGGCGTTCCTCAAGGGCGAGCCGACCAAAGCGTTCATCTATCAGGATCACGACGCCCACATTGCCACGCACATGATGTTCGTTCAGAACCCGCAGATGGCACAGATGATGGGTCAGTCACCGATGGCTCAGCAGATGCAAGCCGCAGTCATGGCACACATCGCCGAGCACATGGGCTTCCAGTACCGCAAGCAGATCGAAGAGCAGCTTGGCGTGCCCCTGCCTGCGCCGGACAAGCCTCTGCCTGAGGACGTTGAAGTGCAGTTGTCCCGCCTGATTGCACAGGCCGCAGTGCAGTTGAATCAGCAGGCTCAAGCGATGGCACAGCAGCAACAGGCCCAACAGCAAGCACAAGATCCGCTGGTCCAGATGCAGCAGGCCGAGTTGCAGATCAAGGCTAAGGAGGCCGAGATCAAGGCCAAGAAGGTCGATGCCGACATCATGCTCAAGCAAGAAGACTTGAAGCTGCGTGCGGCTGAAGTGATGAACCGTGCGATGCGTGGAGGTAAGTAAACGTGGATGAGTCGTTGCCGGGCATTTCTTGTTTTTGCAGCACGTATGGCCGACCGAAGCATTTGGTCGAGAACGCTATCCAGTGCTTTCTTGAGCAGGACTACAAGGGGCCAAAAGAGCTTGTAATCCTGAACGACTTCGCTGAACAAGAGCTTGTCTTCGACCATCCCGAAGTGCGCATCATCAACGTCAAAGAGCGCATTACTCCGTTGGGCAAGAAGTTCAACGAGAACGTCAAGCTGTGCAAGTACCCGCTGATCGCGGTCTGGGAAGATGACGACATCTTCCTTAAGCACCGCCTCAGCTACAGCCAAGCGCACATGAAGGATGGTGTTTTCCATTCGCATAATGCCCTGTGGGAAAAAGGTCCGCGCCAGATTGAGGTTACAAAAAACCTCTTTCATGGGCAGCTTATGTTTACGCGGGAGCTTTTTGACCGTATCGGTGGGTACAAAGAGGCGGATGTTTGCTCCATAGACGTGGAGCTTTTCAACGCTCTTCGCAGCGAATGCGGTGACTTCTCGCAACTAATCCCCGAGGACAAGTTGTTTTACGTGTACGTCTGGCAGGAGTCTGGCTCGTACCACGGCAGCGGTATGGGGGTTGCAGATACAAACGTTTCTGACACCGCGTCCAGAATAGTGCAGCAGCACATCGCCGAAGGCAAAGTCTCTACCGGTGTCATCCAGTTGTCGCCCGCCCTGCGCTACAACTTCTACGACTATTTGCCTGATGCGCCTCCGAAGCCCGTTGCAATTAAGCCCAAGAAGCTGACGATTGGCATGGCCGTCTACGAAGATTTTGACGGCGTGTACTTCACGATACAGGCGCTTCGGTATTACCACCGTGACGTAGATCGTGACCGGATTGAGTTCTTGGTGGTAGATAACTGCCCGGATGGCGTTCACTCTGCGGAGATCAAACGCTTTGTGGAGGGCTATGCCAAGGGCCGGTATATCCCGGCAGGGCACGTGCAGGGCAATACGGTCAAGGGTTTGATCTTTGATCACGCCGAGACAGAGTATGTGTTGTGCATAGACTCGCACGTACTGCTTGAGCCGGGCGGTGTAAAGGCACTGCTTGACTACTACGACGCAAACCCTGGCTGTAATGACTTGATCCAGGGGCCGCTGCTGTACGACGACATTCACAGCGAGTACATATCGACCCACTTTAAGCCGGGCTGGGGTAGCGGTATGTATGGTCAGTGGGACACTGACGAGCGTGCTAAGGACAAATCAGCCGCGCCGTTCGAGATACTTATGCAGGGCTGCGGTCTGTTTTCTTGCCGCAAAGAAGCATGGCCCGGCTTCAACCCTCGCCTGAAGGGGTTCGCTGTAGAAGAGTTCTACATCCACGAGAAGTTTCGGCAGGCGGGTAACAAGTGCTTGTGTCTGCCCGCGCTTCGTTGGATGCACCGCTTCGGTAGGCCCGGCGGTGTCAAGTACAAGAACGTGTGGGAAGACCGGCTGCGCAACTATCTGATCTCTTGGGCAGAGATTGGCCAGCCTTTGGACGGCGTCGTCAAACACTTTGTCTCCATCTTGGGGGAAGAAAAAGTGAAAGCCGTTATCTATGCACTAGCCAGAGAAAGCGAGAAGCGACATGCCAGCCACTGTGTTTAGTGTGATCCTCAAAGAGATTGAAGAAAAGCAAAGATCCTTGGCCGACGCTCTTGCTTCAGGCGGGGCTAAGGATCATGCGGAGTACAAGTTCATGTGCGGCGAAATCCGGGGTCTTTCGTTCGCGCATTCCTATGTAACTGACCTCGTGCGACGAATGGAGCAAGACGACGATGAGTGAACTGCTTGTAAGCCAGGACGGCGAAACCGCAACTACTCTGCCTGAAACGGCAGAGGAGAAGGCTCGCCAAGTTCCTGATCCCTCCACCTACCACCTCCTGTGCGTTCTCCCGGAGATTGACGAACAGTACGAAAGCGGCCTCGTGAAAGCGGGCCAGACGATGCACTTTGAAGAAGTGCTGTCGCCCGTTCTGTTTGTCGTCAAGATTGGACCGGACGCTTACAAGGACGAGAAACGCTTTCCGAGCGGTCCCTCGTGCAAGGTGGGTGACTTTGTTTTGGTGCGCCCTAATACGGGTACGCGTATCAAGATCCACGGCAAAGAGTTTCGGATCATCAACGATGACTCCGTTGAGGCCGTGGTCCAAGACCCCCGTGGTATTACCCGTGCTTGAGGAGTAAGTCATGCCGCTCGATAAAGAAGCGTTTAAGTTCCCCGACGAAAAAGCAACCGAAGAAGAAAAGGTTGAGTTTTCCGTCGAAGAGGAAGAGATTGAGGTCGTAGACGATACGCCCGAAGAGGATAGGGGCCGTACTCCCATGAAGGAGCCCCCCAAAGACTTCGCCGACGATGAATTGGCTAAGTACGACGAGGGTGTCCGTAAGCGGATCAAGCACTTCACTAAGGGTTATCACGAAGAGCGCCGGGCTAAAGAAGCCGCGTTGCGCGAGCGTGAGGAGGCGGTTCGTGTCGCCCAAAAACTCATGGAGGAGAACAAGAAACTCCATAGCACGCACGGCCAAACCCAGCAAGTTTTGCTTGAGCAGGCCAAGAAGGTAGCCCAAAACGAACTGGAATCCGTCAAGAAGAAATACAAGGAAGCGTACGAATCGGGTGATGCCGACGCCCTTGTAGCGGCTCAAGAAGAACTCACCGCGGCCAAAATGAAGGTCGAGCGCGTGAACAATTTTAAGCCCGCCCCTGTACAAGCAGAAAAACCTGATGTACAAACCGAGCAAAATGTAGTTGCCCCTCCCCCGGATACCCGTGCTCTGGAGTGGCAGCGTGAGAATCAGTGGTTTGGTTCAGACGAGGAGATGACTGGCTTTGCGCTTGCTTTGCATAACAAGCTGGTCAAATCAGGGGTAGACCCAGCGTCTGATGAGTACTACGAGCGCGTCAACGCTCGAATGCGGCAAGTGTTTCCCGATGCGTTTGAGTCGGGTAAACAGACGAATGCGCCCACTTCGTCCCGTAAATCAAACGTCGTCGCCCCGGCGACTCGTAGCACAGCGCCCAAGAAAATCGTGCTGACGAAGTCACAGGTCGAAATCGCCAAGCGGCTTGGTGTTCCTCTGGAACTCTATGCTCGTAAGGTTGCGGAAGAAATGAGGAAATAATCATGGCTGAATCGAATCGTCTTACACGGGAACTCGAAACCCGCGAACAAGTGGCTCGTCCGAAGATGACTTGGACGCCGCCCCAACTGCTGCCTGATCCCGAACCCGAACCGGGATACGCCTTTCGTTGGATTCGCTTGAGTACCCTGAACAATCCCGATCCGTCCAATATTTCCGCAAAACTCCGCGAAGGCTGGGAGCCGGTGAAAGCTGCAACGCAGCCCAAACTGTTCAGCATGTCCAACCCCAACAGCCGTTTTCCTGACGGTATTGAGATTGGCGGCTTGCTCCTTTGCAAGACCCCGGTTGAGTTGACGGATCAGCGTAATGCCTACTATCAACAGCAGGCTGACGCGCAAATGAACTCCGTTGACAACAACTTCATGCGCGAAAACGATCCTCGGATGCCCCTGTTCTCGGACAGGAAGTCTAAGGTGACTTTTGGCAAAGGCACTTAATCTTAGGAGTCCAACATGGCTTACCCCTCTGTTGACGCCGCATATGGTTTCAAGCCGATCAATGAACTGAACGGCCTACCTTATGCTGGTGCGATCCGCCAGATTCCGATTGCTCGGAACTATGGCACCGCCATTTTCAATGGCGACCTCGTTGAACTGATTGCCAACGGCACTGTTGTGCTGACCGGCATGTCCACGTCCACCACGACGACGGCTCGCGCCGGTCAGGTTGGTATCTTCGTGGGCTGCTCGTACACCAACCCCTCGACGGGTCAGAAGTTGTTCGCCCAGTATTACCCCGGTAATATCCTGGCAAACGACATCGTGGCCTACGTGGTGGATGATGATCGCGCAGTGTTCAAGGCAGTGATGATTGGTCAGCCCTCCGCAGGTCTGAGCAACACCGCTACCACCGTTGGCTATGCCGCACAAAGTTTCGTTGGCAACAACGTGTACTGCGTGACTGGCACCGCCGGTAGCACCACCACGGGTAACTCCGCGATGGGCGTGTCGGGCGATCAGCCTAGCAACGGCACCGGTAACGTGACTGTTGCCACTGGCTTGCCTTTCCGTGTTGTGGGCGTTGTGCCTGAGACTGCTGTGACCCTGTCGGGCACCGGCAGCACCTCTGGTTCTTCGACCACGGTGACGCTGACCGCCGCTGTGACTGGCCTGCAAGCCGGTATGCAGTTGATCTGCGCCACGGGCACTGGCTCTCTGGCCGGTAACTTCATCACGGTGACGAACGTGAACA